GCGTAACCTTGCCAAGGTTAATGTGCGGGTTTGATTCCCGCTATCCGCTCCAAAAGTTTGATATAATAGTATTGTACTGCCTTCGGGGGTACATTAACTTATTCGCTTGAAAGGGGAATAAAATGGTAACACAATTCGCTATGGATCTATTCAATGATCCTTTTTTTATTGGCTTTAATAGAGAACTAAGCCGTCTCAATAATGCACACAAGGTAAATTCACAGTCTTACCCTCCGTATGATCTTATCAAATTAGATGAAGATACATATCGTCTATCAGTTGCGGTAGCAGGGTTTGGCAAAGATGATATTGATGTGTCAGTAGACAATGGAACCCTTGTTATTAAGGGTGAAACTGTTGATGTAACAGATGCTGAAATTGTTCACAAGGGTATTGCTGGTCGTAAATTTACACGATCATTTGCCCTTGGTGAGTACATGGAAGTAACTGGGGCTGAACTTAAGGATGGTATGCTGCATGTTAATGTAGACCGTATTGTTCCTGAAGAAAAAAAGCCTAAGACCATCAAGATAAAATAAATTTCAGGACGCTACCTGGGACAACCTGAGCATGTTGCAAAAAGGCTCATTCTTTGGTATACTTGTAATACAAAACTTAGGAGGTTTTTATGGCTGTCAAAGGCTCATTAGAGGCAATTATTGAAGTTGCTAAGAAAGAAGTTGGGACCATTGAAGGTCCAAAAGATAATGAAACAAAGTATGGCAAGTGGACTGGTGCAAACTTCCTTCCATGGTGTCAATCATTTGTTTCATGGTCTGCATTTACATCAGGACTAGATGCAAAGAAGTATCCAAAGACTGCTTCAACAGTAGCAGCAGCAGATTGGTTTAAGAAAAACAATCGTTGGGCAGATGCTCGTAATGATGATCCAACTCCTGGAGACTGGATCTATTTTGATTTCCCAGATGATGGGGTAAATCGTATTTCACATGTTGGTATATGCATCAAGAACAATGGCGATGGAACAATCCAAGTTATTGAAGGAAATACTTCAGGAACTGCAAAGGGAGACCAGCGCAATGGTGGAATGTGTGTAGAGAAGACTCGTGCTTATGTAAAGAATAAGAAGGGTATCCTTAACGCTGTAGTTGGTTGGGGTCGTCCAGTTTATGCTGGAGAAGAAAATTCTCCACTACTTTCTAAGGCTGGAACTGTTTCAGAACCTGCAAAGCCTGCAGCAAAGAAAGCAACACCTGCAAAGAAAGCAGCTTTTAAACCAATTAAGGTTGGATCAAAGGGTGAATCAGTTAAGAAGGTTCAGAAGTTACTTGGACTTAAGTCTGATGGAGATTTTGGTCCAGGTACAGAGAAAGCTATAAAAGCATTTCAAACAGCTAATAAGCTAAAGTCTGACGGTATTGTAGATTCAATTACATTCAAGGCATTGAAGTCAAAATAATGGAATCAACAAAGAGAACCTTACTTAAAACATTAAGCTGGGAAACATTTCACCTAGTAGGTGTTGCTGGCATCATTGCCATCGTAACATATGCTATGACTGGAGAAGTTGAATATGAGTATGCTACATTGGGTGCTCTAGGATACATTCTATGGGAAGCCCTAGGATACTTTCTACATGAAAGAGTATGGGCTAACATTCCTCCAAAGGTAAAGGTAAAGTAATGAAATTTAAGATAATTAAATTTGTTTCTAATGCTTTGGGCTATCAGTTAGGAAAACAGTTTCCTGGCTCACCTGTATGGTTACTTAGGGAAAAGAAAAAGTAATGCCCGTATATGATTACAAATGCACACAGTGCTCATCTACTGTTGAATACAAAAGAGATTTTGGAGACAGTACTGAGCCTGTGTGTTGTAGTGAAACAATGCAAAGACAATGGCAATCGCCAGGAATTTTGTTTCAAGGCTCTGGATTTTATTCCACAGACAATAGAAAATAAATAAATTAATGCAAATAATTCAAGATAAAATTTTTGTAATAGAAGATTTTATATCTAAAGAAACTTCTAAATTTCTTGTAGAAAGTTTTTCAAAGAACCTACAAAAAACTGATCGTGATGGAATATACACCAGCGTAGGGAAAGGTGAAGGACAAGCATGCAAAATTTCTTTAGAGAATAAGATTGCAGAATATGATGGTCAAAATGATATGGCCATTGATCTTTTAACAAGTCTGTGTTCTAGCATGGAAAAAACAATGTCAAAATTATACAATAAAAAAATGATTTTAAAGTCAATTTTTTATAGTCATATGAAAGCTGGCGGAGAAAATCCACTACACTCTGATACATATAAAGAAGACTACGCAAATGACTGCTCTGGAATGCTATATTTAACCGATAATTATACTGGCGGAGATCTAAACTTTCCTACAAAAGAAATAAAATTACACCCATTGCCTGGGACTTTTGTTAGTTTTTTTGGAACAGAAGATATGCCACATGAAGTTCAAAAGGTTACTAGCGGAGATCGTGTTAACCTAATTTGTTTTTTTAATGAATCAGGAGTATAATATGAGTATGACAATTCAACAAGAAGAACAAATATGGATGTTAGATGCAACAGATAGATGCGATTCATGTGCTGCACAAGCCTATATCAAGGTAATTGGTGAGTCTGGTGAGCTTTTATTCTGCAGTCATCATTACAATAAGATCGTTGATAATCCTATTGGATATGAAAAAATGATGAAGTTTATGATAGAAATTATTGATGAGAGAAAAAGATTAGAGGAATAGTGTGTATGAGTATTATGTTCGCAAGGTAGAGAATGTTGTAGATGGAGATACCATTGACGTTCTTATTGATTTAGGGTTTGATATTTTATTTCAATCCCGTGTAAGATTAGCAGGCATTGATACCCCAGAGTCTCGCACAAAAGATCTTTCTGAGAAGGCCCTTGGCCTTGAGTCTAAAGAGTACCTTAAGAAGGCTTTAAAGGATGCAAAATCTGTTGTGATTAAAACTGAAAAGATGGATTCATCTGAGAAGTATGGTCGCATTTTGGGCTGGGTATATATTAACGGAGACACAGAATCTTTAAATGACATGATGATCAACGATGGTTATGCGTGGGGATACATGGGTGATACTAAGGTTAAAGACTTTGATGCACTTAAAAAAGCTAGAGCAAAGTCTGGTAAGTAATGCGACACATACTTTACTTTACGGCAGAGTGGTGTAACCCATGTAAGCGTACAAGGCCGATTGCTGAAGAACTTGATCGGGATAATGTTATCAAGTTTCAATTTATAGACGCTGATGATAATGGAGAACTTTGTAGAAAGTTTGAGATTAAAGCAGTACCAACCTTTGTTTTAATTGAAGATGGTAAAGAGGTTCGTAGAATGAATGGTGCTAAAACCAGGGAACAGATAGAGGAATTCATTAATGGATCCAATTGATGAAACTATTGAAGCCTTAATCTTAAGCGGGGCTATTGAGGTTGTTGGTATGGACAATAATACACATCAACCTCTATATGCATTTAATTCTTCTATTAAAGAAATAATGCCAGAGTTATACGAAGAACACCTAAATGAGGTTAATCGTGACATAATGAGATTATGGGAAAATGGATTTGTTGACATTGATTTATTAAGCTCAGACCCATTAGTTACCCTGACAGATAAGGCCTTTAGTGATGATGAGATTGAGGGTTTGTCAAGAGAACTACAGATAAGCCTGCTTGAAATTAAGAGACTGCTGACTAAGTAATCTGCTATAATCAGAAGGTAGACTTAGGAGAAAACTATGCCATATCGCATTCAAAGATCAGGTTCACAGTATGCCGTTGTAGATGACAAGGGAAAGACTGTAGGAACACACCCTACAAAAAGCAAGGCTACAGAGCAAGTAAGAGCTTTGTATGCTAATGTTGTAGAGGCAGGCAAGAATAATGCCATTCGCTATGGAAGACGTAGAAGCGGTGTAGGAGACTCTCACTCTGGTATTAATGCTGGTGGAGCGACAATCTCAGCAGCAGATAAAATTAAAGAATTATCTTCAGTCGTTAAAGAAATAATTGGAGAGATTTCTGATAATACAACACAAATCATAAAAGCAATGCCAAACCTTAAAGAAGGTGACTTTGCTATGACTGCACACGGTGGAGATGAAGAGTTCCATATCGGTCAGGTAGTTCACGTAATGCGTGAAGGAATGCTTGGTATTCCTGGTGGAGAGTATACACTTGAAGCAACTCCAGAAAATCCTGCGGTATTGATCCAACTATTTGAACAAGATGAAGATGGACTATGGGAAGCAACAAGAACATACTCTGCATGTACAATGAGTTTGTTTATTGCTATTGATCCACTTCCAGTTGAACCAGAGATGACTGTTGAAGATGTTCCTAATATGAATGCTCAACCAGAATTGATTGATGCATATGATAATGCTATTGGTAAAAATGATTGTTGTTCAGAAGACATTGAAAAGAAAGCACCTTGCTGGGAAGGTTATGTTCAGCGTGGGATGAAGCCTGGAGAAGGCGGTAAGATGGTTCCTAACTGTGTTCCAGTTGAAAAAGCAAATGATCTTTGGGAAGATGACGATACAGTTGAGTATGATGATGAGTCAGTAACAAAGGCTGAAGGATACTCACCACCAGCAGGAGCAAGATCTGCTGCTCGTAGAGCAATTAAGTTTAAGGAAGATGGTAAGGCAACTGGTGCAGGAACTGCAGTTGGTTGGACTCGTGCAGGTCAGTTAGCAAGAGGAGAAACAATATCTCTTAGTACAGTTAAAAGAATGTATTCATACTTCTCTCGTCATGAAGTAGACAAAAAGGGCAAGGACTGGGGAAATACAGCAAACCCTTCCAACGGATATATCATGTGGCTTGCATGGGGTGGAGATGCAGGTTTCTCATGGAGCCGTTCAATAGTTGAAAGAGAAAAGAAAAAGTCGGATACAATTTGGGTAAATAGCCCTTTTAACATGCAAAAGGCATAAACTTTTCATGAAGTTATCGTATTTTCTTGCTTTGAGCTTGACATTGATATTGACTTCGTATATACTTTATAGAGGAAGAAAACTTAAAGCTTTTCCATCAATTGCATACAGCCAAAGCAGTATACATTTAATGATAAAAGATTTTCTTCCAAAAACTTTATATGAAAGACCAAGACATTCTTCTCAGTCATTAAAGCATGTTGAGAAGAACACGATCAAGGTAATTTTTATAGAGGGAAAAGCATATTGGGTTAGCAACAATATATTTTATTGTGCTGAAGCATTAAATGGCAATGTTGATATAGACACAACAGAACCAATTGATACCACTAATATGTCAAAAAAAGATATTGATAAGATGTTATTCATATTGGATAACCTAAAGAATGGAAACCGTGATGATAGTAGCAGTGCAGGGAACGAAAGACTTTAATGATTACCAAGTCTTTCTTCGTGCAATGGGTGTTGCAATGTCTGCAATGCAAGAAGAAGACAAAGAGCTATTAATCTATTCTGCTGGTCCAGCAAGAATTAACTCTATGGTCTCAGAATTTTCTAATCTTTCTGAAAGAGGAATGAAAGCTAGAGGAAAGAAACTTAAATTTTTTAAGGTTACAGCAAATTATATTGAAGAAAATATAGAGCATGTAAACTATTTAGCTTTTCTAAGCAAGCCAAAAGAATCAGTTTCAAGATTAGTTGCAGCAGCCGAACTCAAAAATATTGAAGTCGGAATTTATAGGTACTAAAGGATAAAAATGATCATAAGCAAGTTAGAAACAATGGAATCAATTGTAAAGAAAAACCGTAATCTTCGCTGGGATGGTTGGAACATAATTGATTTAAAGAAGTCAGATATTGGTCGCACATCTCCACAAGGAATTCGTATTAATGGAGAATGGTATCTACATAAAGTATATGTAGTTGATCGCAATGGCTGGGATATTCCAAATAAGTACAAGGAGTAATCCTTGAAACAACACTTATGGAAAGATGAAGCCAAGTGTCTTGGTTTAGACACTAATTTGTATTTTGAAAAATACGAAGATGATGTTGAGTTAAGATCCAACATAGATAATTTTTGTGCATCATGTCCAGTTGCAAAAACATGCTTTGCCAATGGAGTTTCTGGTAAGGAATGGGGCGTTTGGGGTGGTGTATACTTAGAAGGTGGAGAAATTTCACGGGAATTTAATAGGCACAAGACTAAAGAGCAATGGGGTGATGTATGGCAATCTCTGACGATGGAAGTGAACTAACATCTTTTGATGATTATTGTTCTATTCTAGCTGAACTATGGATAAATCATAAAGAAGATAAAGAGTTTGAAGACTTTATATCGTATAATGATTTAGGGCTTCCGCTTGCTTTCCTAATTGATTCAGAGCTGGTTACTCCTACTGAAATTGCTAAGAAATACGTAGAAGAAACTTGGTTTATTCTTTTAAAGTCTCTTAATATTGATGAGGACACTGGATTTCTATCTTTAGAAGATCTATTTAATTATATAAATAGTGGAGAAGACTGATGTATACAGATGAAATGAGAAAAGCTTTTCACTCTATTAATGCGCCTAAAGATTTTGGAATTAGTATAATAGATAATGATAGTTTTTTAACAATAAAGCTAAACGAAGAAGATTTTATATACATGATGCATGATGAAAAAATAGAAGCAATCCAATATGTTACAAAGATAAAGAGTGCCCTTGAATACCTTGGTGCAATAGTCTTAGTCACAAGAGAGGCAATAAAAAAATGAGTATACAAGTTATTGTGTTATCTGTATCTTTATTTTCTGTAAGCACTGCATACTTAGTAATGGTCAATAGTTTTAATAAACTTCGTGATCAGTATCAAAAACTTTTTGTTGACATGATGTTGCTTGAAAAATTAATTAACGAGGTTGAAGAATCAAAAATTAAGTCTGATGAAAGTGTTCACAAAGAAAACTTTATTAAGTTTATCTCTGATTCTCGTGATTGGGCTTATGACTATATTGAGGAAGTTCAAACTGGATTAAAACATTTTATTAATGAGACAGCTCCAGAAATTCAATACTTTAGGGATTACTCAGATACTATGGCATTAGCTCCAAACTATTACTCAATGAAAAAAATATCAGAAGAGTATGATAAGCTTAAAGAGTTATTGCCACTAGATGAGGAAATAAAATGAAAGACATAATATTGTCTATACTAACAGGTTTTGGATGTGGCGTAGTATTCGCAGCATTCAAATTGCCAGTGCCAGCACCACCAGTTTTTGCGGGAGTCGCAGGAATTATTGGTTTATGGATTGGCTTTACAGTACTAACAAATATAACATCCTAGGAGGAAATATATGAACGAACAGATTAAGAAGGCACTTGCCTCATACGGAAGATCAGTTCTTGGAGCAGCAACAGCAATGTATGCTTCTGGAGTAACAGATCCACAGACACTAGCATACTCATTGCTTGGTGCATTGGTACCAGTTATCCTGAGAGCCGTTAATCCAAATGACGCAGCATTTGGTCGTCTACCAGACACAAAGGCTGTAGATAAGGCTCTAAAAGCTGCTAAGGTAGTTAAGAGAGCTTCTGCAAAGAAGGCAGCAGTCAAGAAGGCAGCAGTAAAGAAGAAGTAATTCTTTAGGGAGGGATATGTCTATCTGGCCTATCCCTCTCTTTCTTTGACACTATGACATACATACATGAAGATCAGGTTAAACCAAAATCTAAGACAGCATTAATTTTATGCACATACATTAGATTAACAAACATGCCAAAACTGTTACAAAAGTTGCATGCACAAACCAATAAAGATTTTGATCTTTATATTTCAAATAATTCCTACAATAGTGACAACAAACTAATTGGTTATTTTAGAAAATATGGTATTGATCTTAACATAAATGTATTTATTAAAAACTATGAAAACAAATATAAACAATTCTCAAGATTTTATATGGCAAGAGATCTTGCAAAAGAAGGCTATGAAAAGATAATATTTATTGATGATGATGAGGTTTTGCCTTCAAGCTTTATGCAAGACTGCTATGACCAGTACAATGAAAATGAAATAAAATCTTTTTATGCTCACTCTTTTAAAGAAGATTACTGGGCAAAGGTTAGGCTAAAGCCAGGAGAGTTTGGTAACTATGCTGGTACTGGTGGTCTTATGTGTTCTGCCAAAATATTTTTAGATGAAAGAATATTTGAATGTCCTGAAGAATACCACATAATTGATGATCTTTGGTTTTCTTATTTTATATTAAAGTTTACTAACTATAAAATAACTTTATTAGATACTGATATTCAGTTTATAAAAGATGATAAAGCAACATTTGTTAATCTAGTTGATATAAAAAGAAAATTTTCAACTGCATATATTATTAATAACATCTAGGTATTGTTGCCTTAATAAATTAACATCAAAATTGTTTAATGCTATTTCTATTGCCTTGTTCTTTGATTCTTGCTTATCTTTTAGTTTTACGTAGTCATCTATTCGTGTTGCAAGAATTTTTGGATCAGCAGCATAAACATCAAGGGTCATTCTTGTTAAAAGTTTATCAATTTTATTAGACTCAACAACCCACTCCGATGGAAGAACAGAATTATTTGGTGATATATCAGTCATAAAAACTGGCAGACCACTCATCAGAGATTCATTCATTGGTAGACAAAGACCAGCGTATCGTCTTGGAAGAATCATTGCGTCAAACCCACTATAAAGATTAGCATTATTTTCTGTATTAGATGTATCAATAATTAAACGTGAATCACGACAGTCAGTCTCAATTTGTGTTTGACTTTTTATAACTAATTCATAGTCTTCTTTTGAGTATTTAAGCATTTCAATAACAGTGCTAGTACCATTTCTATCTTTAGCAGCAAATTTTCCTGCAATGTGAAGTATTCTGTTATGTGTTTTAGACATATTAGTTTCTCTTTGTTCAGCAAATAAACCTGGATCAATTGGTGGTGGAAGATATGCAATCTTTGTTATATCTCCTAAAACTTCTTTTACATGATCAATTTTCCATAGGCTTGGTGACAAAAGTAAATCAGGGGTTCTTTGATTTGGGTTAATAATTAGATCAAGAAATTCATAGTTATATTGAAGAATTGTTTTTACTTTTCTTTTTTGTGCAAGACTTAAAAACATTTCACTATAAAAAGACTCACAAGTTAAAACAACATCAATACCTTCAAGAAACTGTACTATCTCTTCTCTTCTTGCAAAGCCATCTCTTGTTGTTATGCATTCATATTCGCTGTACCATTCAGGGTGCTGTTGATTTTGATTAAATGGCCTAGAATCAATTAAGAGAATCTTTGTTGGCTTAAGCATGTTTACAAGGCTTCTTGTTTGATTGCCAAGTCCAGTGTTGTCTGATCTTGCTATTATTCCAAGTCTCACTCTTTATAGCCCCATACCTCATCATCAACTGTAAACTTTTGCGTACCTTCACGACCATCTAAGTGGTATGAACGCTTAATGCTTCCTTCAGGATGATAGATCCAAAGTTTATGTTTATCCCACCCATCATCTTGCACTACGCCATGGAACTTATCTTCAATAAAAGTTCTTTCGTCGGATACAGGCAAAACAATGTCACGATAATACTTGACGGTACTTAAGTGAGGTCGCTGACTCCACTGTGTGGTTTTCATAAAGCCATCCTCAAGGCCAAACATTAAGTGTTCATGCTCAACAGGAATAGATGCCTCAAAGTGAAAACGAATTGTATTTGCCTTCTCATGCTCAAGTAGGTCCAAACACTTTTGCCAATCAATTTCAATATCAGGAGTCAAGGGGGCATCTCCTTCTACATATATCATTGCTGCTGTTTGGACAAGATCAATAGTTTCTTTCATCATATTTGTTTGGTGACTGTGTTGGTCAAATATAACTGGCAAAACATTTTTCCACTGATGCAAACACTTCCACAAAATCCTGTTCTTAAACTCATCGTAATCATCTTTACGGTTTAGTCTTTCTTTCCTTAGTCCATCATCCTGAAGAATGATCTCGTTGTCTGGGAAGTGGCTTCTTATAGAGTCAATTGTTTCATCTAGTATAGATGTGTCTGGATGGCTAGGAATTATAGAAGTTGCCACAATTATAGTTACATTATCTTTGTTCATAAATATCTTTCATAATCTCAATAGAAAAATCTCTTTTGTATTTAATCCACCAACATACAACCTGATGCATATTATTTGGATAATTATTAATAAGATTAGGTAGCATTTCTTTTAGTTTGTTCCAGTTATCAATCTTTTCAATTGGAATTCCTGCAGGGTAAAGATAGTTAAAATAATCAATCATTTCACCTTTAGAGTCAATAAGATCACCAACAGGTAAGGCCAACATTTCAATAGCCTCAAAGAACCTAAAGGTATCTATTACCTGCGCCCCAGCAGGGGCTGGAGCAACCCTAGCCTTTGATAGAGTGCTGTAGTAGTCTTTGGGCTGTTCTCCCTGTGCAAAGCCTGCTGTGGGCTTATAAAGGGCATTTGGGAGACTTGGCATGACCTCTCCTAACTGCTGCCTACGCTGATGGGTTATTTGACCACCAAAATATACATCATATTCTTTAACAGGATAGTTAGGCAGATTATCTTTTAGGTGTTGTGGAACTCCAACAAAAAATTTATTATATTTTTCATGCTTTTTATGAGGGTATTGAATCCATATAGAAATATTTGGATGATCTATTTTATCTACATTAAACTTAGCAGACTCGTCACCTGTAATAAACAATACAACCCTACTAGAATTTTGAAGTTGCTTAGAGATATATGCCTCTTTACCAGCATTACCCTGTCCAGGAATTACTACAAAGCATCTTTCTTCATTTGGAATTGAGTCAACTGTTAATTGTTCTACCCCGTTGCGCTCAAAGGTTGACCTTAATAATTCATAATCCCATTTACCATCTGCAGAATCAAGAGGATTTACTGAGTACAGGTATGCCTTAATCATTTTGTACCCCTGACAAACATCCATTGTTGATGCATATGATTTTCAAAAACTAAATTATTAAATCCTATGTCAGTTAACATCTTTTCAATTTCAGAACTAGATGTTTGATAAGAGTATGGAGAGTTTTCTTCTCCAACAACAAATTGAAAATATATATTGCCACCATTTTTTAAGTTATCATAGGCAAGTTTTACATAGTTAACTTTTTCTTGATGCTCAATATGCTGAAAAACCAACATAGAGTACACTAGGTCAAGATCATTTACAACTTCTTGATACTTTATGTTATTCTTTTTAGGTGCAAGTTTTATCATCTCATCAGAGATATCTATTGCGTAGAAGTTACACTCTTTATATTTATCAGAAAGAGGATCAAGCAATCTTCCTATTCCACAACCAATCTCTAAAACATTGTTCCAGCGATTATTATTATTTTCTATAAGATATAAAAAGTTTTCAGTAGATGCCCACTCATCTGCAATGTATTTATATCTTACTTCGGGATCTAATGCAGCATTATCCCAAAAAGTTTTAGCATGATTCATAATAAAGATGCACCTCATGCTGATAGTCTAGAATTGTTTCTGTATATCCAATACCCTTAATCCATTGCCTTAAATTATATAGTGACTCATTCCACTGTTGCAACATAAATTCTGGATGACCAGACAGCCAGATCTTGGGTCTATGCTCTCTTAGTACCTTTTCAGCACCACCAAGAACACGCCACTCACTACCCTCTACATCTAAAGAAATGGCGGTAGGTGCTTTAATACCATGATCATAAACACAAGAATCTATTGTTATTTGACCATAACTGTCACCCTCTAAATACAATTCTTTAAATCCATGGGCTGCTTCAATTTGACTATTAACTTCTGGTGGCCATTCATTATAATATATGCGTGAAAGATTGTTTATCTTATCAGATGCAAATCCAGGAATACAGGCTAGTGGTTTGTTAAGGTT